GACGACGTCAAGCACCTTTCGCATGAAGTGGTTGCATCCCACAACCGCAGGGGTTTCGCACTGGTGAAGTTGACCCCCACTGATAATGATTCAGTGGGGGTTCTCCTCAACGTGACCAAGGAACCGTTGGTGGTTGAGGGCAAGGAGCTGAAGGCGAAGGCGGACGTTCGGCGGTTTCTGTGGGAACACCGGAACTCCGCGAAGGTGCGCCGGAAGGACCGCACTTGGATCTGGACCCGGTACCTTGAGGACCAGGGCGTGAGCGTGGTGGGATTCGCGGCGATGACGAAGCGGGAGGTGGCCGAGAAACTGGCGGCGCTGAACCCGGACTACCAGTGGATCGAGGTGGGCACATGAGCCGGTTTGCAGGTAGTGCGTTCAAAGGACTGGCTGGGCTGTTGACGCCGAGCGAAGGGCTCAAGAAGGGCCTGGGTGCGGTAGGTCAAGGCGCCAAGGCGGTCGGGTTCGACTTCAGCAGTCCAGGGGCTGCGCTGGCGTTCGGGGCTCCGACGGCGCTGTTTGCGGCTCCGTTGATCGGGGACATCGGGAAGTCGGCGGCTGCGTCGGTGACGGGCAAGCCGATCACGGACGAACTGAAGGAGGAGCTGCAGCGGCAGCGGTATCAGGCGGCGCAGGCGATCAAGGCGCAGCGGCTCCAGAAGGCGATGGCCGACAACATGATGCGGCTCGCGGCTGCGAACCCTCAGCTGTACAACCAGCTGATGGTGGGCCGGGTGCTGCCGCAGGGTGCGGTCGTGATCGGGGGCCCGAAGCGCAGCGACTTCCTGGAGAGCGTGGCGTATCAGATGGCGACAGGTGGGTTTGGAAACCCCTCTGGAACCCCCGATTCTCCGGATATGATGCAGTCTCTCGTTGACTCCTACTGAGGTTTCCCATGCCTGGCCAAATCGCTCTCGACTCCAAGTACTACCCTGCGGACTTCAATCTCACCACGGTTCTGATCCCAACGATCGCCACTAGCGGTGGTGTAGGCATGGTCAACGTTCCGGTTGTCTATGCGGACAAGCCGATCGTGATCGACTCTTTGAGGTTGTTCACTGCTCAACGACTTGACAACGGAGACGGAGACACCACGGATAGTCACGAGTTCACTTTCTGGGTGGTCACGAACACGGCAGTTCCGACGGGTACGGCGTCTTCGACCCAGATTCAGCTGACTGACGTAGTTAGCGTCGCTGAATCCGTGAACGCGGCGCAGACGTTCAGCTTTACGATTCGGTCTACGGGTACGACCGCTGCGAACGTGATCCCCGCCGGGGCCACTGTTTGGATGCGATCGACTGTTCCATCAACCGCTACTGCTTCCACGTGGACCGTTGGGCACACGACCGGGTCGTTCATCAGTATGCGGTGGCGTAGTCAGCTCTGATCTTGGCATTCTTCTACCTCCGGAAAGGGCTGCTCGCGAGAGTGGCCCTTTCTTCTTTTTCAGGTGATACTTAAGGCATGAGCCAAGTACCGATGACGCTTCCGTTCGAGCAGCTGGCGAGCTACGAGAAGCCGGCGCTGCTGTTGACGCAGTTGCTGGACAACGAGCTGACGACGAGGGGTGCCCTGCAGACCCTGGTGGATGCGGACGGGTTGACGCCGAAAGAGCGGGATCTGTTCACGGATCGGATCAAGGAGAAGGTGGGAAGGAATCCGCTGACGGACACGCTGGTGGACGTGGTCACGAATCCGTTCGTGCTGTTGATGGCGGTCACGAGTCCGGTGGCAGGGCAGGCGCTGAGCAGGTCGGGCAAGGCGATCTTCGACATGGGGGCCAGGTTCAGTCCGTTCGTGAAGGAGCAGGGTGGATTGCACTCGGCGTTGGGGGTGCTGGCGCCGATGCAGAAGTTCCAGGGTACGGCGATCACGCCGGCGGTCCAGGCGTTCACGAAGGGCGTGGATCGGATGGAGAGGGAGATGCTGGGGACTGTGGGTGGTCCGCTGGCGAAGGTGCTGGAGAAGCACGGCTTGGAGACCCTGAACTTCGAGAAGGTGTCCGATCCGAAGAAGAGGGAGATCGCGAAGCGGATCGCGCACGGGTTGTTCGTGTCGCTGGAGGGTCTGGATCAGGAGGTGAAGCAGCTGATCCCGAGGATGCAGAAGGGGGAGTTGAAGTTCAAGGAGTTCACGAGAGAGCGGTACGTGATGCGGGACATGGATGAGGAGCTCGGGAGGTTGGGGGCCCTGGAGCTGAGGGATGCGCTGAGGAAGGCGCAGGACCAGCGGCGCATCCGGTTGTTCGGTAAGGACGGGGAGGCGACGTTCGTGCCGGACGAGGAGAAGGTGCTTCGGATCTGGCAGGGTCTGCGGTACGGGTTCAAGACCGATGGGGCCATGAAGGGCACGGGCAAGGAGATCGCGGCCATGATGCTGGGGCCGGAGGTTTCCGAGGCTGTGGAGCAGGGCCTCGTGAGTGCGGACGTGTTCAAGGCGCAGATCCGGAAGCTGCTGGAGAATCAGCCGTCGAACTACATGCCCCGGAACCTGGTGGATCTGAAGGGCTCGAAGAACGTGGCTGACATCATGGAGCAGCGGCGCAGTCGCAGCCTGGTGGCCACGGGATCCGCGATCAGCAGGACGGCGAAGAGCGGCCAGTGGGATCCGGACGATCTTGAGGAAGTGCTGCAGATGTTCGGGCCCACCGAGGCGGGAACCAAGGCGGTTGGTCTGGCTAGAAAGCGGGTCAACAAGATCCTGGGTCGTGGCGATTCGGCGCGGACCTACCGGATCAACACGCAGGAATCGCTGAGTCGGTACTTCCGGGACACGGGGATCACGCACTCGCTGTACGTGCAGACGGTGGAGGACAATGCGCGTCTGGCGCAGCGGATCAAGGACACGCAGGGCGCGGTAAGGCCGGAGAAGCTGGCGCAACTGGAGGCGGTGAAGCCGAAGTCGGCGTTGCTGGAGGGGGGCAAAACCAGCATTGCGACGGTGCTGCACGACCAGCATTATCTGCTGGAGGATCGGTTCGCGAAGGAAGCGCTCGAAGTCATCATGCGGCAGGCCACCGGTGTGCAGAAGGTCGAGCACGTTGCCACGCACATGGCGTTGATCAAGGGCAAGGAGGGGTTGCGGACGATGCTGGATTCGCCGATCGGCAAGGCGATGAAGGGCGCCGGCAGCTGGGGCCAGGGCCTGTACAAAAGGCTCGACGAGGTGGCGAACGCGGAGTTGACGTTCGGCGAGGCGAAGGGGATCAGCGGGGCGTTGGCCCGGTACTTCTACGTGACGCACCTCGGTCTCAACCTGGGGTCGGTCACGATGAACATGATGCAGCCGCTGCTGCTGGCGAGCACGTACGGTGGCCTTGGCAATGTGATGAAGGGGTATACCCAGGCGTTCAAGGAGCTCGGGGGGTACGTGCAGGAGCGCGTCGGCAAGTACGGAGTGCGGGCCCTGTCGGATACCGAGCACCTCGAACTGATCAACAAGCACTTCAAGTTCTCGAACGTGGACGGGGAGAACCTGATCCAGATCGGGCGCGATACGTTCTCGACGCTCGACACGATCTCGTACAAGGGTGACGCGCTCGGGAACGTGGCGAAGAAGGAGTCGTACTTCTTCGACTACCCGATGAAGCTGTTCGAGAAGGCGGAGTGGTTGAACCGCAGCGTGGCCGCGCACTCGGTGGAGAATGCGTACCGCTCGGCTGGGCGCAACGTCTCGGCGGGGACGGCGGACTACTACCGGATGTTGAGCGACGTCGACGAGATGGTGAGCTCGACGCAGTTCGGTGGCAACACGTTGAACACGCCGCTGGCGTTTCAGGGTGTGGGACCGCTGGGCCGCGTCGGAAACAACCCGCTGTTCCGGCAGTTCCTGAGCTTCCCGCTGCGGAGCGCGACCGCGTTGTCGTACCAGAGCGCACGGCTCGGGGAGCGTGGTGTTCTGAAGGGCGTCGGGCAGGACTTCATCCGGGGCATGGGTATCAGCGCCGTCTTCTACGAGGCCGGCAAGAACACCTTCGGCATTGACCTGAGCCCTGGGTTGTTCGGGGCAAGCCTCACCCAGACGGTGGGTGGCGATCGGTTCTTCCAGAGCGGCAACGAGTACATCCCGATTCCGCCGGTGGTGGACATCCCCGTGAACATCGTGCGGGGTGCACTGGATCCTGGGCAGAGAGAGCTCCTTCAGAACAACATCCCACGGTTGGTGCCCGGCGGCATTGCGATCTCACGGGCTTTGAGCATGGCTCCGAACATGCCGGAGTCCCCGCTGTTCGGGTTGCCGGGAGCACTGCAGAAGACGTACGTGGACTTCCGACAGAGGACGCCCGACGGCATGGTTGCGGTCTACAAGGCAGACGGAACGCTGGTGGATTACCAGAGCCCAGGCATGATCTTCGCGCGTCAGCTCGGTGTGGACCTTGGGCAGTTCAAGCAGACGTCGGACTTCGACGGGTTCCTGCTGAAGAACCGTGAGCAGATCGTGGAGTACCGAAGGCGGGCGATTCAGGCGCTGCTGAGCAACGAGATCCCGAAGATGCAGTCGGTCAAGGCGGAGTTCAAGCGGCGGTACGGCATGGAGCTGACGATCAGCAAGGAGCAGCTGGACGACGCCATGCAGAACCGGCTGGTCAGCCGCACGGAGCGCATCCTGGACCGCATGCCCCCCGACCAGCGACCGATGTTCCAGCAGATGGCGGCAGGCAGGGCAGCGAACCTGGGCGTCGAGGAAGGCGCTATCGCGGGCGCGGACACGGCACGGCAGCGGGCCCAGGCACGGGCGATCAACGCGATCCCCCTGACGGCGGAGCAGCAACAGGTGGCCGCACAGGAGACGGGCGGGGCCTTCCAAGGGTTCCAGGGGTACTAGATCGCGGTCCAGAACTGGATGTGCCGGTGGTCGGGGAACCATCGGAACGCGCCCTTGGCGACACGCGGAGATAGGCGGACCAGGATCCTAGAGCCAGGCTCAGACTCCAGGACCCTGGTCGCCATAGGGGCCAGCGTTGCACGGCTGATGTCGATGTTCGCCACGTAGAGCACACCCTTGGGGGAGTGGCTCAGCTTGAGGTTGCAGTAGACCCCATCCACGCGATGAAGGGGGTCCTCGCCACCAAAGAGATCAGTGGGGGTTGACCCACTCGGGAAGTCGAACGTCGTGACCAGCCAGTGGTTGCCGGCTTTGTACGTGAGGATATGCGGTGTGCCCTTGAGGGCGAGGGTGCAGCACTGCGGTTTCAGGTGGGGGCCCAAGGGTGCTATGGGTCCCCATTGCTTCAGTCCGGAGTGCTTCACCCTTACCCCCACCGGCAGGTTCCAGATCTTGGAAGCCTTCGGCAGTGGTTGGATCCGGCAGGATGTAGGGTGTTCCACGTAGGCGGTCGGGGGCTCGTGCGGCGGACGATCCATCACAACGCTTTCAAGGCCGAGACAGTCGCGCCTTGTCCGATAAAGAGGGCGCGGATGCACCCCCGACCAACCTGCGGGGAGAAGTAGACTGAGGGGAGGGGGTGGAGCTTGTGGGCCCCACCCCCTCGATCAGTGGGGGTTTACGGTTCAGGCTTCCGAGAGGAGCTTGTTGAGGAACTCGGTCTTGTAGACCTTGGAAGCGGAGTTGCCCTTGCCCTTGCGGTACTGGCAACGAACGGTGGCGACGACCTGCTTGTTGGATCCGAGGATCTCGACGGCCTTCTCAACAGCGTTCGCCACGTCCAGACCATCGGCAGTTCCGACCTTGGTTCCAAGCAAAGTGGAGAGGTGGCCGCAGAATCGGTTGCGCTCGATCTGGAGACCGGTGCGACGACCCTCGGCGGTCACGAGCCCGGCGTTGTCCGGGAACGTGAAGGGTGCGCCACCCCACACGAGCGGCGAGTCTGGGTTGGTCTCGTCGTTCAGGAGCTGGTACCGGAAACGGAACTCGGTGGCAGGGATCTCCATCTGCTGACCCTGCTCGGTGCTGAAGCGGTAGGTCGCCTTCTCGTTGATTTCGAGACCGAGGACGTAGCAGTCGTGCTCGCCTTCAGCGGGCCATTCACCGAGACCACCGACGCCAGTGTCCGGGTTGGCGTCTCCGAAAGCGGCCTTCTGGGATGCGAACATTGCGCTGATCTTGCTGTTTGCCATAGCTGACTTCTCCTGACTGAAAGGTTCACCAGCGTTACGCGCTGGCGTTGGTGTTGTAGTTGCGAACGAACTCTGCCCAGCCGCCGGTTTCGGGAAGCTCGAACTCGGCCGGCATCTTGACGCGGTGCTTCGTGATGCCGGCGAGGGGTTCGGAGTCTACCGAGAAGATGTGCCGCTTGCGCTTCTCCGTGATGAGCTTGGGCTTCAGGGTCACGGTCTTGCCGTCCTTCACGATCGGAGGCTGTGCGACCTCACGCTGCTCCGTGACCCACTCGGAGGAGATGGCAGCGACCATCTCGAACAGGGGGTAGAGCCGCTTGTAGAAGCCGTCGGTGATCGTGAGCTCCGGCTTGAAGGTGTACTTGTCGTCGCCCAGGGGGATCTTGGCGTTGACCACGTGACACACGATGTACACGCCGTAACCGTAGCGACGGAGCGTGAGGCACGTGTCGATGACCATGTCGTAGAGCTGGTCCCACGAGCGACGGCCGTCCATCTCACGCCAGTCCTTCTTGTCGTTCGAGCGGGTGATCCAGTCCTTGAGGAGCGGGATCCATGTACCGAGCGAATCGAAGAACACGGTGGCCGGGCGCGGCTGGTTGTTCTTGGCGAGACTGCAGAGCAGATCGATCTTGGCTTGCACTGCTTCCCACGTCATCACGAGTGGCTCGTTGGTGACGTCGATCGGTTGGCCCTGCGGGTTGATGCCCGGCCAGATCGTGGCCTGCGGATCACCGAGCGAGGAGGTGCAGTCCATGTTGCACACCCATGAGTCCGGGTGCGAGTGGATGAACTGGGACTTGCCCTCACCGGGCAGACCACAGATGAGACCGAAGAGCCTCTCCGGCGGATGGATCATCTTGACCCCGGTAAAGCCGAGGCCGGCGTACCGCTGTTGCGGCAGCTTTCCTGCATGTGTCGTGACCGTCATTCTTCTACTCCTCGAAGCCCGGCATCCTCACGTTGGCGAACACGCCTGCGGGGGCCGGAAAGTTGAACATCTGCTGGGTGTGCTGGGTGCGGAACTCAACCGGTCGCTCGGGCACCTGTTCCAGTGGGGGTTGACCCACACGTAGCGTCCGCACGATCGGGCGATTGAACTCGATCTTCTTCGTCATGCGGTAGTCGAGGGCCTTGAGCCACTCGGTGACCTTGGCCTTCGAGACACGGCACGAGTGGGCGGTGTTGAACTTCTTGACGAGGTCCGCGATGGAGTCGACGCCGTCCTCAAGGATCAAGTCGATGCGCGGCTTGATGACGAGACGGATGTACTCGTCCTCGAACATCACATGCGGAGATCGGGAGCTAGGCTTTCGATCGTCCCGGAGAACTCGTGCGCCCCGGGATTTTCGTCCAGTTCGCCGGCGTCCCTGTGCGCCACCAGGAAGTGCTGCGCCTGTACCAGGCTGGGCCACTCCTTCGGCTCCGTCAGATAGAAGGGACTGTACAGGGCCAGCTTCGTGCCCATCCGCAGATGATCGATGTTCTTCAGGAAGTTGCATGGGTTTGCCTCGCGTGTTGCCAAGCTGTAAATCATGTCAACACGTGCAGTATAGGAAGCCCTCCAGTCCTTGTCAAGCATGGTGGAGGCGTGAGTGTACGAAATGTTGATGGGTGGATCGTTGATGAAGTCGGGTGCTCGATCGGAGTACTCCGCCTCTCCCCGGTACCAACGGTTACACCGCTTGATGTAGTTGTCAAGGGACGGTTCGCCCTGGTACACGCGCTCGGGCTTCTTGCCCGTGACCTCGTGCAGCACGTGCAGGCACTCTTCGAGGGTGCCGCAGCACGGTTCGGGGGACGGCTGGTTCCTGGTCCACTTGATGACGTACTCACCGTCGGCCTGGAGGTGGACCGGCGACCGGATGATGCGGCCGGAGATGCCGGTGCGCTTGCCTTCGGATTCCCAGTGGGAGTCCCGGTCGGACTGGCCGAACTGGATCGAGGGCTTGAAGATGGCGACGTGCATCATGCCGCCGATGGTCACGTCCTCGGGCAGGTTGTACTGCTTCTGGAGGAGGCCGCGCTCGAAGAACCATTCGAGACCGTGCAGGTAGTGCTGGGTCTGGAACTCCTCCTTCACGGTAGCCAACCGGATCAGTGGGGGTTGCGCGGTCGTCTTCGCGTCCACGATCCACAGCTTGTTGGTCTTCCGGTTGAGGAGGAGCAGGTCGAACTGCACGACCTGTGGGGTGCGTGGGAAGCGGGGGTCCTGCCAGGTGAGTCGGACTTCGGCACCGAGCTTGATGTAGTTGTCGGAGAGGATGTCGAGCGCGGAGCTCCCGCTGAGACAGGGGAGGGTCTCGAAGGCGTGGTACCAGGCGGATGCGAAGGCTTGGTCGATGCGCTCGTTCTGGACTGCCTCCATCCGGGCGTTGTCGGAGATGCGGAGATCACGGCAGATCTTGTTGAGCTCGTCGATGCGTGAGGAGCATTGACGC